TGCGAGTGGCAACATTGCCGCTGGTACTATTAGTTTTGGATCACTGTCTGATGGCACAATTACAGCCACAGCATTCGTTGATGAAGATGATATGAGCAGTGATTCTGCTACACTTATCCCAACTCAACAATCAGTTAAAGCATACGTAGATTCTAAAGATTTTTATGTAGACCTTGGTATAGCTGGTGATTCTGGTACTGGAGCAATTACAGATGCAGAAACACTTACTCTTACTGGTGGAACAGGTATCACAACAGCGGTATCTGGTAACGCAGTTACCCACACACTAGATAACACCGCCGTATCAGCAGGTAGTTATGGTAGTGCTACTGCTATTCCTACTTTTACAGTAGACGCACAAGGTAGATTGACAGCCGCAGGCACTGCTTCAGTTTCAACTTCATTTACTATTGCTGGTGATAGTGGCACTTCAAATGATATTGATGGTGGAGAAACGCTTACTTTTAATGGTACAACAAATGAAATAGAAACCGCAGTATCAGCAAATGCAGTTACTATTGGTCTTCCTACTAACCCAACTATCGGTGGTAATCTTACTGTCTCTGGTAACTTGATTGTTTCTGGTACTAGAACAGAAGTAAACACACAGACTTTGGAAGTAGTTGATCCACTATTTGCACTTGCAACGAACAACAGTAGTTCCGATGCAGTTGATATTGGTTTCTACGGACTCTATGATACGTCTGGATCTCAAGACCTATACAGTGGTCTTTTCAGAGATGCAAACGATGGTAAGTGGAAACTGTTTAAAGATACACAAGCAGTACCAACAACAGTGGTTGATACTACTGGTACTGGTTATGCAGTCGCATCACTAGTAGCAAACTTGGAAGGCAACGTAACTGGTAACGTAACTGGTACAACTTCAAGTATTGCAAACCATGATACGGATGCCCTTAGTGAAGGATCAAGTAATCTTTACTACACAGCCGCACGTTTCAATAGTGCATTTGACACTAGACTTGACGCCGCAACTATAGACGGTGGTACTTACTAACAATTAATTATTTTTGGAGATGATACATGGATGAGAAATTAGTGAATCAATATATTCAAACTATGGCGGAAGAAATTAACCGCTTGACGCAAGAAAATATTGTTTTGAAATCGAAGTTAGTGATTGCAACACAATCATTGAATACTCAGAATGAAGAAACAAAAGAAGAGGACTAAATGGCTACAGTAATACGATTAAAAAGATCCGAAACAGCAAGTGATGCACCAACTGCATCTGACTTAGCTGTGGGTGAAATTGCCATGAATATGGCAGATCGTCTACTGTACTCTAAGAAAACTGACGGAAGTATAATTTCCATAGGCGCCGCAAGATTACCAGAATCTTTTACTTGGTCAAATGACTTAGATTTTGGTACCTTAGCTACTGCGACTGGAGATGCTTACGATTGGGGTGACCTCACAACTGCTTCAACTGCGTATGATATGGGCGCTGTAATAACAATAACTAATATACAATCAGATGCGCCTGCCAGTGCAACTGCAAGTGGAACAAAAGGGGATTTAACTTTCGACTCGGACTATATGTACGTCTGTGTCGCTACTAATACCTGGAAACGTGTTGCACTTTCAAGTTGGTAAGCTAATATATATTTATAGAGAGTAAAGAGATAAACTATGCCAACAAAATTACAATTACGAAGAGGAACTACGTCAGATCATTCTAGTTTTACTGGAGCGGTTGGAGAAGTAACTGTCGATACTACACTGGATACTCTGGTAGTCCACGATGGATCAACTGCCGGTGGATTTACTCTTGCCAAACTATCGAACATAAGTGTAACAGATTCTGGTGGTGATGGATCGCTTTCTTACAACAGTTCAACTGGAGTACTAACTTATACTGGACCAAGTGCATCGGAAGTTAGAGCGCACATTACTGCTGGTGCTGGTATTTCAGTTTCAAGTGGTGTTGTTACTCTGGACATACTTGACGAAGACAATATGGCAACAGACAGTGCCACAAAAGCACCGTCACAACAATCAGTAAAAGCATATGTAGCGAGTCAAATAGCCACAAAAGATAATACAGATGAGATGACTGAGGGGTCAAGTAATCTTTATTTCACAAATGCTAGAGCCGATGCAAGAATTTCAAATGCTTTAATTGACGAAGATAATATGGCAAGTGACAGTGCCACTAAACTTCCAAGTCAACAATCAGTAAAAGCATATGTTGATGCACAGACAACAGATGAAACTGCGGAAGGGTCATCTAATTTATATTACACCAATTCCCGAGTTAATTCACAAGTAGATGCATATCTCAATGCAGGAACTGGTATAACTCTTGCTGGTAGTGGCGCTATTGCTGTTAATACCAGTGTTATACCAACTATAACTGCAATGAATACCGCCATTTCAAACGCGACAGATGCGCTAGTTGACTCAGCACCAGGTGCATTGGACACATTAAATGAATTAGCGGCTGCTTTAGGCGATGACGCAAACTTTAGCACAACAGTAACAAACAGTATAGCAACAAAAGCACCACTTGCTAGTGCGGCTCTTACGGGTACACCAACAGCACCAACAGCAAGTACTGGTACAAATACCACGCAATTGGCTACTACTGCATTTGTGAAACAAGAAATTGATGCACTCAAGGCACTCTTGTATGCATATGATCAATCATAAGGCGGGTTAAATGGCATTATCAAGTAGACAAGGACTTATAGACTATTGTTTAAGACGCTTAGGTTTTCCTGTAATCGAAATTAATATTGACGAGGACCAGATAGAAGACCGAGTGGATGATGCTTTACAGTTATTTCAAGAATATCACTTTGATGGTGTAGAAAGAACTTACGTAAAGCACCAGATTACAGGCTCTACATTAAATATATCTACGTCCATTGCGAGTAACTTCAGTAAAGGAGAAACTCTAACTGGTGCAACTAGTGGCGCAACAGCTATTCTAGTTAGCGGAACTGGTACTGCTTTTACTATAGACAATATTCTAGGTACATTTACTGCAGGAGAAGTTATCAATGGTTCGGTAAGTGGACTATCTGCTACTCTATCATCTTCTAATCACTACAGTGCTGGTGATATGGAAAAAGGTTACATTCCTATAGGCACTGAGATTTTAAGTATACAAAGATTATTTCCGGTTGGACAAAATGATGCCACAACTGGTACAAACAATATGTTTGATCTTATGTATCAGTTTAGAATGAATGATATGTACAGTTTGTTAAGTGCAGACCTCACGTATTACACCATGGTACAAAGCCATTTAACAACACTGGATCAAATGTTTGTTAATCAAAGACAAATACGATGGAACAGAAAAACTAATAGACTTTATATCGATACTGATTGGGATATGACATTTAATGTAGGAGATTACGTTATTGCAGAAGCATATGCAATTTTGAATCCAGAAACATACAACGAAGTATATGACGATATGTTCCTAAAGAAATATCTAACCGCATTGTTAAAAAGACAATGGGGAGAAAATATGAAAAAATTTGGTGGAATACAATTACCAGGTGGAGTAACTTTAAACGGTGTAGAATTATTTCAAGAAGCTACTGCCGAGATCGCTCAGATCGAAGACGAGATGCAAATGAAATACGAACTACCACCGTCATTTATGGTGGGATAAATAGAGCATGGCTACTAACTTTTATTTCCAAAATGGCGATACTTCAGGAACAACTTCAGAACAACGGCTGGTAGAAAGCCTTGTAATAGAAAGCCTGAAGATTTATGGGCATGATGTTTTCTATTTGCCTAGAACTTTGGTAAATAGAGATACAATCTTTGATGAAGATGCTCTATCTAAGTTCACACAATCATATCCTCTAGAAATGTATCTTGAAAACGTTGAAGGATTTGAAGGTGAAGGAGATATATTTTCTAAGTTTGGTATTGAGATAAGAGATTCTGCAACATTTGTTTTAGCCAAGAAACGATGGGAAGATTTAGTAGACACTTCTGGTGGTACTTTTCAGTTGGAAGCAAGACCCGCAGAAGGAGACTTGCTGTATTTTGCTAAGACAGGATCACTATTTGAAATTAAATTTGTAGAGTTTCAAAATCCATTTTACCAACTAGGAAAGATATACGTATTTAGATTGCAGTGTGAGTTGTTCGAATACAGTTCAGAAGCACTTGATACGGGCAATACTGATATAGATATTATTGAAGATAATAATTCACTAGATACATTCTTGTATCAGTTGAAGACTGAGACTGGTGATAATCTACTAACGGAAACCCGTGACGCACTTATTAAAGAAGACTACGCAACTAATAAGACCAATGCAAATACAGATAATGCAGACTTTATGAACTTCAGTGATATACTAGACTTCACTGAAGTAAATCCATTTGGTGAGGTAGGCTAATGTTTAAAGATAAACAATTTTATCACTCGACTACAAAGAAAGCTATTATTGCATTTGGTACAATCTTTAGTAACATACAGGTTGAAAGAAAAAACTCTGCTGGTGAAATAGCACAGTCATTAAGAGTACCTCTTGCGTACTCACCAAAACAAAAATTTCTGTCTAGAATAGCGGCTATTCCAGATGTTGAATCTAGGGGTGAAGTTGCAATAACATTACCTAGAATGGGATTTGAGATTACTGGTATCGCATACGATCCTAATAGAAAGATTTCTCCAATCAATAAGAATGTTGCATTGCATACAGACAGCACTCTTACTGCTAGAACTAGTTTTGTATCGACCCCATACGATTTAAATATAACTCTGTATTCTTTTGCAAAGAATCAAGAAGATGCTTTACAAATTGCAGAACAGATAATGCCACATTTTAATCCAGACTTTAATGTAACTGTAAATGATTTACCTGAAATGGGTATTAAAAGAGATATTAAAATTATATTGGACAGCATTACATACGAAGATCAATACGAAGGTTCGTATTCAGGTGATAGACAAAGTATTATATGGTCTTTTAATTTTACCATGAAATTAAATTACTATGGCTTTGTAGGTACACAAGGAATGATTCGCAAAGTTATTGCGTCTACTTGGCAAAATCCTGAACTATTGGGTGAATATGTAAAACAAACTTATTCTGTAGAAAATGTTAAAGCAACAGCAACCGCAACGATTTCAGGTGATGCAGTGAATGCTGTTAATTTGGTATATAGTGGTGATAAATATACTTACGCACCAAATGTTACATTCTCAACTGGCAATGCCAGGGCTGAAGCCGTATTAGGAACAGATGGTAAAATTGAATCTATAACAGTAACTAATGGTGGTTCTGGTTATAGTACTGCTCCCACAGTAGATATTGAAGCACCAGAAGGATATCAAGAATTCCCTGGACCAGCAGATGCATATAGATTTGTGGAAGAGTTTGAACAGGAATTTAAATAATGGTAAACAAAGTATTCGATGCTCTGGATAAAACTTTTCAAGTTACCCAGACTAAAACAGATGAACCAAAAACTCCTGCTATTATTACAGACTCAGAAGATAGTGTTGAGGGTGACTTTGAAGAAGCCAGACAGGCACTTAAAAGATCGATGTCTTATAATGAAGAAGCTATACAAGGTATTTTAGGTATAGCACAGAACAGTGACAATCCTAGGGCATTTGAAGTTGCGGGTCAACTTATCAAATCAATGGCTGAGGGTGCTAAAGATATCATGGAAGTACAAGAAAAGAAACAAAAAATTGACAAAGTAAATGGTAACATTGATGCTAGTAATGTTACTAATAATAATCTTTTTGTTGGCAGTACTTCTGATCTTCTTAAAATGATTAATAAACAGCAAGAGAAAGCGGTAGAGAATGACGCAGATTGAAACCTCATATCACGGCAATCCAAATCTAAAGCCGGTAGGGTATCAACATGATTTTACTCAAGAACAAATTGAAGAGTATTTGAAATGTAAAGATGATGTGATTTATTTCATCGAAACTTACTGTCAGATAGTAACTTTGGACCAAGGCTTACAGCCATTTAAACTTTACGATTGTCAAAAAAGAAAAGTAGAGTTTATCATGAAAGAGCGCAAAGCTATTCTCATGGAAGGCAGACAGCAAGGTAAAACAATTACAGCCGCAGCCTGTATATTACATTATAGTATATTTAATGATAGTAAAACAATTGCTATCATGGCAAACAAGACCGCGGCTGCCCGAGAAGTTCTATCTCGTTATCAAATTATGTATGAACATCTACCTATATGGATGCAACAGGGTGTTAAGACTTGGAATAAAGGTAACGTAGATTTAGAGAATGGTTCAGTAGTATTTACTGCCGCCACAACAGCTTCTGGTATTCGTGGTAAATCTGTAAACTGGTTGTACATTGATGAGGCTGCCATTATACCAAACAATGTAGCAGATGAATTTTTTACTTCAGTCTATCCTACTATTTCTGCTGGTGAAACTACAAAGATTCTACTCACTTCTACCCCACTTGGATACAATCACTTCTGGAAATTCTGGAATGAATCTAAGAAAGGATTAAATGGATTTGAGAGTATGTTTATACCATATGCAGAGATACCAGGAAGAGATGAGCAATGGGCAGAAGAACAATTTAAACTACTGGGAGAATTGAAGTTTAATCAAGAAGTTTTATGTGATTTTCTTGGTTCATCTAACACATTAATAAGTGGTAAAGCATTAGGAATGATGTCTTCATATGATCCAATCTACACAAAAGATGGGTTAGATATATATGAAGAACCAAAAGAAAATAAATACTATGTTGTAGTAGTGGACACCTCTAGAGGTATTGGTGGAGACTATTCCGCATTTACATTATTAGATATAACAGAAATGCCTTTTAAGGTAGTGGGTAAGTATAGAAATAATAAAATTTCACCCCTACTTTATCCAAATATTATTGGTAAAGTTGCGTCTGATTACAACAATGCATATGTTTTGATAGAAACAAATGATATTGGACAGCAAGTATCAGATATACTTCACCAAGAATTAGAATATGAAAATATATTTAGTACAGTTTCCGAGAATAACAAACAATATGTTTCTCCTGGATTCGGCAAGAAAAGTACTTTAGGCGTAAGAACATCAAAAGCAGTAAAACGACAAGGATGTTTTGCACTAAAAGCACTCATTGAAGAGCAAAAGTTATTACTTTTTGATGCTGACTGTATTAGTGAGATGTCTACTTTTGTAGAAAAAAGTGGTACCTTTGTAGCCGATGAAGGGTATAACGATGATTTAGCCATGACCTTGGTGTTATTTGCATGGCTCAGTACGAATACATTTTTTAAAGACTTAACTAACGTTGATATGAGAGACAATCTTTACAACTCTGAAATGAGAACAATAGAAAAAGATTTAACTCCATTCGGTATTATCGATGATGGTCAGAAAGAAGAAGTATTTATAGCAAGTGGTGATGTATGGATGTGGGCAGACGAGAAAGAGAAATATGGATTATTATAAATAATTCAAGGAACATTATACGATAACCGTAATTTAACATCGAGGAGAATAACATGGCTTTTCAGCTATCACCAGGAGTTCAGGTCAGAGAACAAGACTTGACTAATGTTGTTCCCGCAGTTGCAACCACAATTGGTGCGATTGTAGGAGACTTTAGTTGGGGTCCTGCCCATCAGATACAAAACGTAGACTCTGAAAATAATTTAGTAAGTTTGTTTGGGAAACCAACAACAAGTAATTTCTTAGATTTCATGACTGCTTCTTCATTTTTGGCATATGGATCTAATTGTTTAACAGTAAGAGAAGTCGGAAGTGCCGCAAGAAATGCCACTGCTGATGGTGCTGGTATCTTAATTAAAAATAGAGATACGTATGAAGCATCATATGGAAATAATGAAGCTAGTGTAGGAGTTTGGGCAGCCAAATATCCTGGTACATTAGGCAACTCACTTAAAGTCTCAATGGCAGATTTAACATCTTTTACAGCCACTTCAGTTGCAAGCATTGCAGTTACAGCAGGTGGATCAGGATTTACTTCAGCGCCAACTGTTACCATTGCAAACCCAGACACCGGTAGTACGATTGCAACAGCAACCGCAACAATTTCTGGTGATGCAGTCAATGCAATTGTAGTTGTTTTTGGTGGAGTAGGATATACTTCAGCACCAACTGTTACGATTTCTGGTGGTGGAGGTACTGGTGCAACAGCAACAGCAACCCTATCTACTGCTTGGACTTATGCTGGTCAGTTTGATAGTACACCAATTACTACCTCATGGGGTGCTAATGCAGGAACTTCAGTTGACGAACTTCACATCATCGTAGTCGATGAAGATGGTGCTATTACTGGTATTGCAGGAACTATTCTTGAAAAATTCCCAGGAGTATCTAAAGCATCTGACGCTAAAGATGATGTTAACCAGTCTAACTATTGGAAAAATGTTGTTAACCAAAGATCAAAGTATGTTTGGGTAATGGATAATCCAACTGGTGCTTCAGATTGGGGTACAACTGGTGCTGGTAATGTTGGATTTGATACATTAACTACCGCTGACGAGACTTCACTTGCTGGTGCAGTAGATGCTGGCCCTGCTAGTGCTGACTTACAATCTGGTTATCTAATGTTTGATAACGATGAGTTGCTTGATGTTTCATTAATCATGACATCCGCACACGCACTCACAGTAGCAGATTATATAATCGATAATGTTGCAGAAGTTAGAAAAGACTGTATGGTATTTGTTTCACCTGAAAGAGATTCAGTTGTAAACAATTCTGGATCAGAAGTAACTGCAATTGTCACTGACAGAGGTTCTTTAACTAGAAGTTCATTCGCAGTGATGGATAGTGGTTGGAAATATATGTACGACAAGTACAACGATCAGTATGTCTATGTACCTCTAAATGGTGACGTAGCTGGTGCTTGTGTTGTCGCAGATAATCAAAACGATCCTTGGTTCTCACCCGCTGGTTATAATCGCGGTGTAATCAAGAATGCTGTTAAACTCGCATTCTCTCCTAAAAAGACTGAAAGAGATGAATTGTATCGTCAAGGTATCAACCCAGTTGTTGGATTCCCTGGTAACGGCATCGTTCTCTTCGGAGATAAAACTTTGTTAGACAAGCCTTCTGCATTTAATAGAATTAATGTACGTAGATTGTTTATTGTCCTAGAAAAGGCAGTAGCAACAGCCGCTAAGTTCCAACTCTTTGACTTTAATGACGCTTTCACAAGAGCGCAATTTAGGTCACTAGTAGAACCGTTCTTGCGTGATGTACAAGGCAGAAGAGGTATCTATGACTTCAGAGTAGTTTGTGACGAAACAAACAATACTGCTGAGACAATAGATTCAAATGAATTCAGAGCAGATATCTTTGTCAAGCCTGCAAAGTCTATCAACTTTATTACGTTGACCTTTGTCGCTACTCGTACAGGTATCTCTTTTGAAGAACTTGGTGCCTAACCCATTATAAATAATCATATTCAACTAGGAGATAAATTAAATGAATATTGAAGAATTTAAAGCGAGGCTAGGCGCTGGTGGAGCTAGACCAAACCAGTTTCGGGTTTCTCTTGCTTTTCCAAGCTACGTACCAGGAGTTGATCCATCGTATAGCTTACTGGTAACAGGCGCCGCACTGCCCGCATCAAACGTAAACCCCGCGATCATTCAGTATAGAGGTCGTGAAATTAAAATGGCTGGTGAAAGAATCTTTGATCCATGGACAATTACAGTTGTTAATGATTCAAACTTCTCTTTACGTAAACCATTCGAAACATGGATGAACGGTCTTAATGATCGTGAAACAAACGAAGGTGTACTTACTCCAAGAGACTATCAGTCTGACTTGGTTGTTGAGCATCTTGACAGAAATGACGAAGTATTATCTGGTGGTACTTATACACTACGAAATGCTTTTCCAATTCAGATGTCAGAAATTGCATTACAATATGCACAGAATGATATTTTTGAAGAATTTACAGTGACGTTCCAATATATGCATTACGATGTAAGCTAATTGGACATAGGATTATTATAACATGGAATTATTTGGATTTGAGATTAACAGGAAAAAGGCGCCTAAGACAGAGAAATCTTTCGTAGCGCCAGATTCTGATGGAGCCCTGGAAAGTATTCAGGCAGGTGGTTATTTTGGTACATACTTTGATGTAGAAGGTGTAGCAAACAATGAAGCGGAACTTATTAAAAGGTACCGCGATATATCAATGATGGCAGATGTTGATTCTGCTATTGAAGATATTATTAATGATACTATTTCTAATATGGACGATGAAAAGCCGTTAACATTAAATGTTGATTCGCTTAAACAGTCTGCTACAGTGAAGAAAGCCATCCAAGCTGAGTTTGATAACATCATTTCATTGATGAATTTCAACGACAAAGCGCAAGATTATTTTAGACGTTGGTATGTTGACGGAAGAATTTACTTTCATAAAGTAATTGATACTGCAAAATCAAAAGAAGGTATCAAAGATGTAAGATACATTGATCCTAGAAAGATCAAGAAAGTAAGGAAAGTAAAGAAAGAAAAAGATGCAAATGGTGTTTCAGTTATTACGGACATCGATGAGCATTTTATATTTGATGATAAAGGACTAGCCACTAAGTCTGGACAGTATAAAGCAGGTAATGCCCAAGATAAGGCAGTGAAAATTACCAAAGATGCTATTACATATTGTACTTCGGGTTTGATGGACCAGGATAAACAAATCCCAATATCGTATATGCACAAAGCAATACGACCAGCAAACCAACTTAGAATGATGGAAAATGCTGTAGTAATTTATCGTATTACTAGAGCACCAGAAAGGCGAATCTTTTATATTGATGTTGGTAATTTACCTACTGGTAAAGCAGAACAGTATCTAAAAGATATTATGGAAAGATATCGTAATAAACTAGTATATGATGCTGGTACAGGCGAGATCAGAGATGATAAAAAGTTTATGTCAATGCTTGAAGATTTCTGGCTACCAAGAAAAGAAGGTGGCAGAGGGACAGAGATTCAAACATTGCCTGGTGGTGCAAACTTAGGACAGATTGAAGACGTTGAGTATTTTCAACGCAAACTTTATCAAGCACTAAATGTACCACTATCTAGATTAGAACAGCAATCTGGATTAAATTTTGGTAGATCGGCAGAGATTACAAGAGATGAACTTAAATTTACCAAGTTCATTTCTAAGTTAAGAAGAAGATTCTCAGGAATTTTCCATGATTTATTAAAGACACAACTTGTTCTTAAAGGTATTATAACTGAGCAAGATTGGATAGAAATTAAAGAAGACTTGCATTATGAATTTGCAAGTGATGTCTACTATACAGAATCCAAAGAGCAAGAGATTCTCCGTAGTAGAATTGAAGTGCTTAACGGTGTTGCACCATTTATGGGACAACTATACAGTAAGAGATATGTACAGAAAAATATCTTACGTCTTACTGATGAAGAGATTTCTGAAATTGATGCAGAAATTTCAGGTGCTGATAAAGATGATCACCTTGTTGGTGACGCCGCAGAAGCAGAAAGAGATCGACAACATCAAATTGCAATGTCGCAAGGTGGTGCTGAAGAAGAACAGACAGATGGAGAATAATTATGTCAGATATTGAAGTTGAAGTGAATGACCAAGCAGACGCACAAGATATTGTTCGTGCAATGATGGACAAGATGGCATCTGGCGACACAACAGGTGCCGCAGATGATTTTAATATTGCAATGGGACAGCGAGTCGGTAATGTACTAGCAGATCGAAAAGCTGAAATTGCAAATGGAGTATTCAATAATAGTGAAATGCAAAAAATGGGACTAGAAGCAGAGCCTGAAGTAGAAGTAGAAGAGCCTGCAGAAGAGTCTGAAGTAGAAAACGGAGAAACAAATGAAGACGTTTAGGCAGTTTAAAGAAGAAGCACTGGCAGTAAAGAAACCCAGTAAAGAAAAACCTACTGCAAATCATCCAGCGGAAGATGGTGTAGAAGGTGATAAACTACCTCCTAAACAAGGTTCTTCAGAAGATCCTAAACTTACACATAATTGCGCGATGAAAGTATTGCACAAAGAGCATGGTGAAGGGCGCCCACTTCACGCAGAACACGCTGAACCAGACGCAGACGGAAACGTTTCTTGGTATAAAGTGATGTTCGAACACGGAATTGAAACTTGTGATACCGTTGACCTTGATATTTTACAAGAAGGGCCGCATTCCAATCACAAGAAAAAAGGTTATTAGGAGAAAGTAAATGGCAGTCGTAGTAGACGTTTTAAAACTGACCCAAGTTCAAGGGGTTGTCGCCGTTCGGGGAACATCTGCGACTGGCTCAATCGCACTTGCAACAACATTAAAAAAATCAACAGAAACTCAATCGTCACCAAAAGCGAATATCAGAGCGATTCACTGGACTTTAGGTGCGTCTGGTGCCGCTGTTATCTCTAGAGATAGTAACGTTCTATATGACTTAGCTGAATCGGGTTCAATTGAATTCAATGGTTTCTCAGACAATCAGCACAATGGCGAAAACGTTGACGTTGCAATTTCTGGCGCATCTGGAACAGTAATCATTGAACTAACTAAAGTTGACGGTTACGGTTCACAACAGCACCAAGGTGCAGATGGAGATTTAGGATAATGAAACTTATTACTGAAACAGTAGAAGATGTCAAGTACATCGTAGAAGAGAAAGACGGCAAGAAATCAATGTATATTGAGGGTGTCTTTCTTCAATCAGATTTAAAAAATAGAAACGGTAGAATGTACCCAAAAGAAATTATGCAACGAGAGGTTGCTAGGTACACTAAAGAGAACATCGATACTAAGAGAGCCATGGGCGAACTTGGTCATCCTGATGGACCTACTGTTAATCTTGACCGTGTATCACACCTTATTACTTCACTAAAAGAAGATGGTAATAACTACATCGGTAAAGCAAAAATTCTTGATACTCCAATGGGAAACATTGCCAGAAACCTTATTGAAGAAGGTGCTCAACTGGGAGTTAGTTCACGTGGACTAGGCTCTCTTAAAGAGCGTAATGGTATCAATGAAGTGCAGGACGATTTCATGCTATCAACTGCCGCAGACATAGTTTCTGATCCTTCAGCACCAGATGCATTTGTAAGAGGCATCATGGAGAACAGAGAGTGGATTCTAGAGAATGGCATCTGGCAAGAAAGAGAAGTTGATATGGCAAAGACTTATATTAGTAAGACTTCTGCCCGTGAACTGGATGAAGCAAAATTAGTAGTCTTTGAATCTTTCATGAAAAGACTGTCAGAAATCTAATTTTTTATAAATAATTATCAGAAACATAATCCTAAAAGGAGATCAGTAACATGAGTGTAGAAAACAAGATTAGAGAGTTTCTTGCTAAGGGCCGAGAAGTTGGTCAACTTAGTGAAGAACTCCAAGAACTGGATGAGAAGGCAGACAACCTTTCACCCAATAGTAAACCAGGTGATTCATCTGCCCCTACTCAGGGTAGTTCAGATGCCAATCCTGCAAAAGACGATTTAAGTGGAACGGGTAACAAAGAAGGTGGTTTAACATCTGAAGTTGGTAAAGCCGCATCTGCTAAAGCGAAAAAAGATGGAACATTGCCTAAGGGTAATGGTGCTAAAGAAGCTCCTTCAAATTTCGAAAACGAAGAAGACACTGAAAATTCAGTAAACAATGCTTCTTCACAAGGCGTAGTTGCTCAAGAAGAAGTAGCATCTGAAGAAGAAGTTATTTCTGAAGACGAAGGCACCGAAGAAGAGTTTGAAGTCGTTGCTGAAGAAGAAGAAGTTGCAGAAGATCAAGAAGTTGTTGCAGAAGAAGAAGAAACTCTTTTCGGTCAAGACATTAAAGGTTTGTTTGAATCAGAAGAAGAACTCTCTGAAGAATTCAAGACTAAGGCAGCTGGTATTTTTGAAGCCGTTGTCACTGCACGTATTGCTAACGAAATGGAAACAATCGAAGCAGAACTAAAAGAAGAAGCACAGTTACAGCAAGAAACATTCAAGGAAGAAATGGTAGAAAAACTAGATTCGTTCCTTTCCTATGTTGCTGAGAACTGGATGAAAGAAAATGAACTTGCCATAGAGCGAGGTCTACGTGCTGAGATCACTGAAGACTTCATTTCTGGTATGAAAACCCTATTCGCTGAACACTACATCCAAGTACCCGAAGAAAAGTATGATGTACTGGGCGAAATGCAGGACAAAATTGACTCTTTGGAAACAAAGTTAAATGAGTCCCTTGAAGAAAAGATCGAAGTTGTTGCAGAAAAGCAAAATCTTCAGAAGCAAGCAATCATCAAAGAAGCCAGTGAAGACTTAACACTGACTGAAGCTGAAAAATTTGCAAAACTTGTTGAAGATATTGATTTTGGTAGCACTGAAATCTTTACCGAAAAAGTTGCAGTAGTCAAGGAAAACTATTTTCCAAAACAAGGGCAACAAGATTCCGAAGATAAGTTGGAAGACACTGTAGAAGGGTTAAACCAAGACGACAGTTATATTTCCAGATATGCTCAGGCAATCTCTCAATCAGCAAAGTTCTAAAATATTTTATTTTATAAATAATAGTACTAAAACCCCAATAGGAGAAACGAAAAATGTATCTTTCTGAACAAATTCAAGAGAAGTGGGCTCCAGTTCTGGACCACGAAGCTCTTGGCGAAATCAAAGACCCATACAAGAAAGCAGTTACCGCTGTTATTCTTGAAAACCAAGAGAAGGCTTGTCGTGAAGAACGCCTTGCTCTTAACGAAGTCGCTGTCAATAGTAATACTGGTGGCGGAATCGACAACTACGACCCAATTCTCATTAGTCTTGTAAGACGGGCATTGCCTAATCTTATGGCTTATGATGTAGCTGGTGTTCAACCAATGACTGGACCTACTGGTCTTATCTTTGCAATGAAGTCACACTTTACCAATCAAACTGGTACAGAGGCTTTATTCAACGAAGCAGACACAGACTTTTCTGGTACTGGTACTCATGCTGGCTCAAACCCAGTTGACGGTACTTTTACTACAGGTACTGGCATTGCTACTAATACTGCTGAAGCACTTGGTGATTCAGGTGGAACAGACTTCAATGAAATGGCTTTCTCAATCGAGAAAACAACCGTTACTGCGAAGACTCGCGCACTGAAAGCTGAGTACACAGTAGAATTGGCTCAAGACCTTAAAGCTATCCATGGTTTGGACGCTGAAGGTGAGTTGTCAAACATTCTTTCACAAGAAATTCTTGCTGAAATTAACCGTGAAGTTATTAGAACAATCTACAAAGTCGCTAAGCCTGGTTCTGCATCTACTGCAACAGCCGGTACTTTCGACCTTGACGTTGATTCAAATGGCAGATGGTCAGTTGAGCGATTCAAAGGTCTTCTCTTCAACATTGAAAGAGATGCTAACGTAATCGCGCAAGACACACGTAGAGGGAAAGGTAACTTCATCATCACATCTGCTGATGTTGCGGCTGCACTCTCAATGGCTGGTGTTCTTGATACTGGTTCAGCACTACAAGGTGGTGGTCCACTTAACGTTGACGATACTGGCAACACATTTGCTGGTGTTCTTAACGGTCGTTACAAAGTATATGTTGATCCATATTCAGCAAATACTGGAGCCGCTTCACAGTTCTACGTAGTTGGTTATAAAGGATCTAGCGCATATGATGCTGGTATCTTCTACTGCCCATACGTACCTCTGCAAATGGTTAGAGCGATTGACCCAGGTAACTTCCAGCCTAAGATTGGCTTCAAGACACGATATGGCATGATTGCAAACCCATACGTGACTCAAGCTAACGGTACTACTGACGGTGCAACATTTACTGCTGACCGTAACCAGTACTACAGACTGTCTAAAGTTACTAACCTTATGTAATATAAAAAGAATCTCATTAGAGACACTTTTAAGGGAGCTTCGGCTCCCTTTTTTTGTGCGTATAAATAGTAGTACTTCTAACAGTACAGGAGATACTGAAGTGGCATATAGCGATAAAGTTATAGATCACTACGAAAATCCTCGCAACGTAGGCAAATGGGACCCAGACACAGATGGTATTGGCACAGGTATGGTAGGTGCACCTGCGTGTGGAGACGTTATGAGACTACAGATTAAAGTCGAAGATGATGTGATCACAGATGCAAAATTTAAAACATA